TGGGAGGTAGTTATGCAAACTGAAGAAAATAAAAATAAACCATACTTTGAAATGTTAGATACTATGCAGGAAATGGGTGGTATTAATATGTTCGGAGCACCCGCAGAGTTAAGGAAAGTATTCCCAGAACTAAACAGACACGAAGCTATGAGTATTACAGGTGAGTGGATGAAAAGCAAAAAGGTGAACAACGATGAGTGAAGATTGTAAAGGTAGACGAATTAGCATTGGACCTTGCGATATAAGAAACAGTCATAAAATAACTGCAGATGGAGTATTACAAAATGTATTAGAATGCGAGATTTGTGGTAAACGAGAGGTACAAACTTTTGATGAACTCTACAAACAAGACGAAGAATAACGAGTGCCCCGAGTGTTGTGGGGAAGGATTCGACCTAGACCATTTCTACGAAACAGGTGGCGAGGAAGAAGATTGTTATATGTGCGGAGGCACAGGAACATATGAATAATAACAATGAAGGACTTTGGTTATTAATGGCTTGGTTTTTGCTAGCTTCGGCGGTTGTTTTATTTTGGTAAAAATCGTAGCTATAATAGTAAAGTAATAAATTATTATTACGATAGAAAGGAGAAAGATATGATAGAAAAACTAATAAACGAAAATATTACTAGGGTCAACAGACTGTTGGAAGCCGCTGGAAACCCTGAATTTATACAGATAACGAAACATAATGTTTGGTTAGCTGGAACGAAAATAGAAATTAAAGATAATTGGTATAAGGCGACTAATAGTTATATTAACCATAATATAGTAGTAGAGCCAGAATATTATTTTGATTTACACTCATTATTTGGTACCGAAAGTTGGGATAAAACTGCTGTGTCGAGACCAGTAAATGAACATGAATACATCTACACCGACTGGCAAGAAGGAGAAACTATAGGTAGCGGAATGTTAACTTTAACTTCGGAACAGTTTCAGAAATTCGAATACGGCAAACTAAACAAAATGTTTATACAATTTATGAAAGAAACTTATAAAATTGTTGAGAACAAAGATTGGTGGAAAGAAGATTACGATAAGTTTTTAGCCAAAGATGATAATGTGATACATATTATTATTTCAGTACACGACCAAAACACTACGGCTAATATTAGACATTTTGTATACGATAATCCTGAAGGAGACCATGTTGACGAAGCGATGCGACACATGATGGATAGAACTGATGTTGGCGATTTATTAAATTTTAGTTATTAAGGAGAAAGTATGAGCGATAAATTATTTAAAGTATATTTTTGTTATCATCACGAGAGAGAAAGTAACCCTAATCAATACAAAGAGTTTGTATGTATTACTACAGCAGACCGTGTAGCAAAGATACATGAACATTACTCGGAGTTGTGGGGGCTAATAATCGACCCATGTCATACTAATCAAAAAGGAGAATACTACCCAGTCGATGAACTAACGGAAAGTAAAATACTACAAGAATGGGAAGGATTCGATTTCGATGCGTTATTAGAGTGTGTAGAAACAGGTGAAGAATTTCGGTATGTGACTATACGCGAAAATGGTGTAGATAGATATGAGTTAGAGAAAATCTAGGGAGGCTGTAATATGAGCGATAAATTATTTAAATTATATTTAGAATATAGACATGAAGTGCAACCGATGGACGATGTATTCGTTTGCATGTGCCGACCAGAACAAGTAGACGATATATTAGAAAGTTATGCTGAACTTTGGTGTTCAGTAGTAGATAGAAATATACATTTACTCGATAAATACCCTATCGAAAAATTAACAAACGACGAAGTATTACAAGGTTGGGAATCGTTCGAAGGAACAAAACTTGAGAATATTGAGACAGGCGAAAAGTTTGAGTATATAGAAATCATTGGTACAGACAAGTATAAGTTAGAGAAAATCTAAAGCTCGTAGGCTGCTTTATAATCGCTTTGCTGGTAGCTATAATATAAGGGTATTAAAAAAGAAAGGAGAATATTATGAACGATACACCAGAATTTGAAGGAATAAATAGCCCTAGCGAAAAGCTAGACGCTAAGATTTTTAGTAAAGCCTACCCCGAAGATTTAGCCGATAAGCTGAATGGTGGACCTGTAGTTGCTGATTTCTTTGTTGTCGGTAACTCTACTATTATGCGTATAAATGTTAATGACGGTATGTTTGCGGTCTATCATTTCGAAAAATGCCCTGCGGTCTTAACTGCTAGTCAATGTGAATCTAAGTTTGATTCTATGGTTAAAGTCGACGCTGAATGGGTCGAAGAAACTGAGAATCGTAGAGACTCTTAAAGTGTAAGCCCTCGCTTTATGCGGGGGTTGTTTTATTTTCGGTTTGCTGGTAGCTATAATATATATAGTTAAAAATATTAATTTTCAAAGAAAGGAGAAATTATGAAAGAATATACTAGAGGACGACACGTCTACATAGGACAAGAATGGGATTGGTCGAATGAATATACTGAGCCAAGGAAGGTTACTAAGATAGAATTAGTAAAACGTGGGACTAGATGTATGGACGATGAGTTTACATTTAACGCACCAGCTGAGCTACTAACATTTGACGATGGAACACAAGGATATGTTAGCCCTGAGTTTGAAGGAGTTTTGTGGACTTACGACACTATAGAGCGGGAGCGTATGGGATTGCTTAGATAATTAACACTCGAAGGACCCTCGCTTTATGCGGGGGTTTTTTACGCCTGTAGTAATCTAAAAGTCGTTGGCGCGTCTTAAAAATCTTAGGTATAATATAGGGGTAAAAAATTATTTTTACGATTAACTAAGAAAGGAGAAATTATTATGAATGATAAATATAAAGACTTTTTGAAAACATTAGCTAGAAAAGTAAAACTAGTGGATAAAATGTTGGAAATTACTAGAAAACATTTCAACAACGAGTTTGTTGGGATGAGATTACACGCATTTGACGATAGTGGTTGGTTTGGTAGAATGGTTCCGATTAAAGTGACTG